GCTGGGAAATGAGACAACGAAATAACCCGGAGGGAGAAATCTCACTGAGATTCCTCAAGACTCTTAGCAGAAACATCTCACTGAGATGCTTCAAGACACAAGGGTTCACTTAAAGAAATAACAACTAATCCATGGGTTACTTAGAACCCGTTGATTACGGCGGTCCAAGGTGTATCCCAAGCGCGGGATAAGTTCGCGCTAAATGAATGAGGTAGCCGTCAAGAATAGGGTCGTCGTAAAATAAGTGGTTGACAACCTTCGGAAATTCCAATTTCTGATACAGCTACAAGACTATGGCAAACAAAACACGGAAGCCGATCAAACGAATAGTCGTTGCGTCGGATATGCACATTGGATCAACCAAGGGCCTGATGATGCCCGGTTTTAAGACATCTGAAAATATCGGTATTCAAATCAATGCCATGCAAGAATGGCTTTGGCTTTGTTGGGTAAAGGCATCCGCGTTCGTCGAGAAAGAGACAGCCGGTGAACCGTATGCCGTAGTTCTAAACGGAGACTTAATCGAAGGAATACATCATGGAACCAAAGAAATCTGGAGTCCGCTTATCGACGACCAAATCAAGGCGGCCAAGGCTGTCCTCGCGCCATTTGTTAAGCCCGCATCGGCCTGTTTCGTTGTCAAGGGAACCGAGTGCCATACAAATTCAAGTGAGAACGGGCTCGGTGAAGCCCTCGGGGCAGTCCGCGATGAAGAAACCGGCAATCACGCCTTTGATCGACTTGTGTTAGAACTAAATGGAATCCGTCATGTATTCAGGCATCATATCGGAACGTCAGTCCGCAGAGGACTTGCCGGAACCCAACTCTCGGCCAATCTCGCTGAAGAACAAGTCGAAGCGGCTAACAATGGAGAGAAGATTCCTCGTGTCGTAGTCTGTAGCCACCGCCACAAATTCGGTCTTTATCAGGACACAAACGGATTGCTCGTCGTTACGCCTCCCTTTCAAGGACTTACCCGATTCGGGCACAAGGTAGTCAGCCAAGCGAGGACCCATCCGGGTCTGGTGATACTTGACTATTCAGGCAAAGAGCCCGGAGAGCTGCCAACCGTAGTCGAGAAAACCTTCAAAACGCCGGAGGCGCAATCGATTGAGCTGTATTAATCTCGACAATCCCCCAAATAGAAAGAGGGGATACTCAACCCACGACACCATCGGACTCCTGACCCGCGAAGAGGTCGTCGGAACCAAGACGCGCGCCGCACTCGAAGCCGACTTCCTTGCCGGATTCAACAAGTCCCAACCACAAGGCCGACCAGAAGGCGGTTTAACCATCGAAGAAATGGCAATAGCGGCCAAAGTGGGCCATGCGAGCATCAGGAGGTGGTTGGCTAAGCAAAAGGGCTATAAAGCGATTCTAGGCACCAAGCAATACGCCACCAGAAAACAAGCCGTAACCTACTACGTAAATAAATGAACTACGAAATTGCATTCTATGCGCTTCTTGCGTTCATTATCGGACGCAATCTACCCAAGAAGGTCTACATCGGAAACGACGTAGAGAAATACAAATCAGCGGATTGCGGCATCCTTCTAAGAAAATGAGCTACGTCCGATACGTCGGAATCCCCGGCAACTCAGGAAAACGCTATCCAGCTAAATTACACAATGGCAAAGCAATCATCAACCGAGAGGCTCCTGCTTCCGAAAGCAACCATAGTCGAGCTGGACGGCCAGTCCATAACCGTCCCGTTCGACAAGCACGAGAACGTCACGGCCAATAAGATCGTCGTTGCCCAGCTTCGCAGCTCCCTCCAATACGCCCTAAAGAGCTATCGGGACGGAGAGACCGTAATGAGCCCCAAGGAGCTTAACGACCTAGCCATGGCCGTAAAGAACATGACGGCCACCTCCAAGGAGATATACGAGACCGCCGAGCCCATCACCACCATCAGACCAACTACCGACGTGGACGTAGACGCCGAGGACTTTAGCTTTGACTCAATCAAGAAGCCGGAATGAACATCACTGAGCTAAAGGTCATCCACGCACTTCTCGTTGAAGACAGGTGGCTTGAGGCCGCTAGGCAAGCGCTGGCTCTTGCTGGAATCGAAAGGGAGGTAGTGTCTAAGGCTCAGGCAGTAGGCGTGTTGCGCAATTTATTCCAAAAGTTGCTCGACGCGGAAAAATACTTAGAAGCCGCAACTCTCCAGTGGGGCGGTGACAAATTCAGCGCGGAACCCGATTGCGTAAGGCGTGTGTTCGAGGCGCTGAGAACCAGCTCCAAAGTCCTCTTCTGTGGTGCCAGCTCAATGGGCAAGAGCTTCAGCGCTGGCGTGTGGATGTATCTGGACTGGCGCAGAGACCCCTACTTCACCTCTATCAAATGCGTAGGTATCTCAGAGGACCAAGTAAGGAAGCACGTATTCTCGCATATTGCCCGTATGCATCGCATCTGCGCCATCCCCATGAAGGAGGAGGTAGTGATACGTGACTCCGACATGTGGATGGGCATCAAAGGTGCTGGTAACGAGTTCGGCATAACGGCAATCGCCTACAAACAATCCGAGGAGACATCCGGTGGGTTGCGTGGGTATAAGTCCTTGCCAGTAAGAGACTCCAAGCACCCAAAGTTCGGTTTCATGTCCCGCCTTCGCGTGATCGGTGACGAGGGAAACCAATGGCCGTCTGGTCCATTTAAGGGACTGAACACCATCGTTTCCCAGATAACCGGAACCGAGCTTGTTAAAATCTCCATCTCGTTTAACCCCGAGATGACCTCTCAGCACGTCGTCGAACTGGCCAAACCGCCAGACGGGTGGCTGGAAAGCGACCTTGAAATCCTTTACGACTGGGAGTCTGCCTACGGGTGGAGGGTATGCAGGCTTGACGCAGCTAGGTGCGAGAACGTGATGCAGCGCAAGAAGGTGTTCGACGGTCTGCAAACCTACGAGGCTTACATGGGCTACCTCAAGGGCGGTGGAGACAATTCCGCGTCCTACTGGTGCTATGCCCGAGGATTCCCGCCACTCAAGGGTTCCATAAACACCCTGATCCCACCCGCTTGGCCAAACGAAGCCCGTGGGGAATGCACGTTTATCGACAACCCAATCATCTTTGCGTCTGTGGACTTGGCGTTCATGGGCAAGGACAGCGCACAAATGGCGGTTGCTAGGTGGGGGCGTGCGGCTGGCTGGCGTAATAACATGGGCGTCTATATTCCATTTAAGGACCGCCTTAACGTAGCCCAAGACAAGCCCAGATACGTCCTCCAGATGGATCAAATCTTGCCAATGAGCAAGCATGATGACACCACCAAGATGTCGGAGGAGATCATGGCTCGCGCCAAGATGCTAAACATCAAGCCGGAGAACTTAATCATCGACAAAACCAGCATCGGTCTGGGTGTCCACTCCCACCTAAACAAGGTGTGGGGTGCCAGTCGCGGAGTATCGTGGAACGAGAAGGCCACCGCGCAGAAGATCGTCAGCGAGGACTTGGACGGCGCGGACGCCCAATGTGATGGAGTAATGTCCGAAATGTGGTGGACGTTCAGAAGGTGGCTGGACCCGCGCTGCTGCGCAATCCTCATCAATCCAATCATCCCAACAGTCCCGCTCAACACCGAGCTTACCTCCCGCCGATACGGAACCTCCAAGGGCGGTAAGATCAAGGTGGAGGCCAAGGACCAATACAAGGCCCGCAACGGTGGCGTATCCCCCGACTCGGCGGACGCCATCATCATGTTGACCCTGCTGGTCAGGCAAAATGGCGACGTGCTACCCGGTCTAGTCGAGCAGCAGGCCAGAAACACAGACCAAGGCGGAGCCATCAAGTTCGAGCAACCCTACAAGAATCCGGTTGTGTTTGAGAAGGATGACTCCATAAACGAGGACCATGACGGCAAGGAAAATCTAGAATAATGCTCAAGCTAAATAAGGACCAGATGCGCCGACCCATCGGGGGCCATCACTTCACCATCCACAGCATCACGTTCCGGGACGAGACGTTCGATGGCCTGCTTGAAAAGATCAAGGAGTTCCGCATAGCCAACATGGTCCCGGTGGGCGACCCCCACGAGGAGGTTCTGCAATACTACGCCGACCACTTCCCCTACATGGTGCTGGCCGACGGAAAGCCATACAATCCAAAAATAGACGGTGATTACGACCTGTGGGCCAGATGGATAGGTAGGGCATGGAGAAACCCGCCAAAATCAATTGTAGCCACCAAGGAAGCGGAGATGCGGATGGATACCTGCCGGACTTGCCCGCACAACAAGCCAATCGACATCAAGAAAACCCCGGAGTCCCGAGCATTAAATCAGCGAGCATATTTGTTGAGAAGGGGTTACGAGAGACCGAAAGACATCCACTTTTGCGCCTTGCACAAAGCCGACATTTCCGTTCTCTCTTTCTGCACAGCCCCGGATGCGCTCTCGGAAAAAGAAAGTTCAGTAGAGCCTCAAGCATCTTGTTGGGTTGGTTCTTTGAAGGGGTCATAGGATAGGGGGTTTGCCGTTCGGGGTTTCTTGTTTCCTCGTTAGTTCTTTCCCTCCTTCGTGCGTATATCGGTCAAAACGCGCGTCCCTTCATTCGTTTTTGTCGGAACACACAACCAAAGGAAATATGCACGCCAATGACTCTGCCAGCATCAATCAACTTCTGTTAGGCCGCATGGAGGAGCTGTGTATGCACCTCCTGCCCAACGGCAAAGCCAAAGGAAACCACTGGGTAGTAGGGGGTATCGACGGTGAGGCCGGAGCCTCCCTGCAAGTCACCCTCAATGGTAGCGCAGCCGGTCGTTTTATCGACTTCGCTAATAAGGACTCAAAGGGGGCCACCCCGCTGTGGCTGTGGTCCAAAGTCAGGAACCTTTCGTTTTCATCTGCAATCCGCGAGGCCAAGGAATGGCTGGGAGTCAAGGACGACAACTTCGGCGTAAAGCGCCACAAGCCAAAGGTTTATTCCAAGCCAAACGTAGGTGGCGTGCGACCGCTTGAGACCAACACCGAGGCGATGGATTACTTGGTTGGAGAGCGCAGAATCGACCCAATCGTAGTCGCTAACTCAAAGGTCAGCGAGACGGAGGATGGAAAGGCAATCGTCTTCAACTTCGCGGACTACGACGACGAGTCCAAGCGCTGGATAATCGCCCACCGCAAATACTTACGTCTAGCCCGCCCAGATGGCAAGAAGGATACTTGGACCACCAAGGGGACTAAGCGTTGCCTATTCGGCAAGAACCTAATTACGGACAATGACAGCGAGCTGGTTATCTGCGAGGGGGAGATCGACGCCCTGTCGTGGAACTCATGGAAGATTCCCGCTGTATCCCTGCCCAACGGAGTCCTTGACTTCGAGTGGTGCGACGTTGATTGGGAGTGGCTGGCCCGTTTCGAGAAAATCTATGTCTCAACCGACATGGACGAGCCCGGACGCGCCTGCTCACTTGAAATCTGCAAGCGCCTCGGCCTCCACCGCTGCTACATCGTCGCGCTTCCCAAGAAGGATGCCAATGAGTGCTTGGTCACGGGAATGACCCGCGAGCAAATGGACGCTCTGCTCAAAGCAGCAAAGGGCATCGAGCTGGACGAGATCAAGCGCCCGGAGGACTTCAAGACCGAAGTTCTTGACTACTACAACACCGACCCCTCCCTTCGCGGTGCCGATACCCCTTGGACGCCCGCCCTTCCTTGGCGCGTGCGCAAGGGGGAGCTGACCATCCTTAGCGGATTCTCGGGTCACGGCAAAACGGCGATGCTCAATCAGCTGATGCTCCACCTTCTTGCGGCCAACCAAAAGATCATGGACGCCTCTCTGGAGATCAAACCCGGCATGACGCTCTACAACATGACTCGCTGCGCACTAGGCAAGAAGCAGTCGGATAAAGCCGAGATCGAAGGATGCATAAGCTGGATCAACGACTCGATGTTCTTCCTCGACTGCATAGGGACGGTGAACGTCACCCGCCTCATGTCAGCCATGGAGTATGCCCGCAAACGCCACGGAATCGACGTGTTCGTCATTGACTCGCTGTTTAAGTGCGGACTATCGGGAGAGGACTATGCTGGTGCTCGGGACTTCGTGGACAAGCTTACGACATTCTGTAATAACACCGGATGCCATATCATTCTGGTTGCCCACTCCCGCAAGGTGTCCAGCGGAAATGAGTTCTCTGTCCCAACTAAGTCCGACGTGGCGGGATCATCCGATATCTGCAACGCGGCATTCAATGTAATAATCGTCTGGCGCAACAAGCTCAAGAAGAAGAAGATGGATGAGATCATGCACTCAACCACAATGGACCCAATATCCAAGACCGAAGAGCTGGTTAAGTGGATGGATCAACCGGATGGCCAGATAGTAATCGACAAACAGCGCTTTGGTGAAGGTGAGGAAAGCGCCATTCCAGTGTTCTTTGAGAAGGAAAGCTGCCAATTTCACCCGACACAAGGAATGAAAACACCATACTTCAAAATTAATTTATGAGCGAAAAATTTGGAAAGGAATATAAGTCGGCTTGGCACCAAACGAATAGAGAAGAGCAGAACGAGAAGGCCAGAAGGAAATATTGGCTAAATAAGGATGAGCTAAATAAGAAATCGAGAGAGTTCTACGCCAAAAACAGGGCAAGTAAATTAGACAAGTGCAGGCTTCAGAAATACGGAATATCTCCGGAGGATTACAAAAAAGCACTAGATTTGCAAAATGGAGTTTGTGCTATTTGTAAAAAGCCGTGCACATGCGGAAGATCGCTTGCCGTCGATCACAACCATGAGACCGGATGGGTTCGCGGTCTTCTTTGCAGTAAATGCAACAGGGCGATTGGTTTATTCAAGGACTCTCGCGAGCTTCTATTGGAAGCCGCAAGTTACCTTGAAAACAGGGATAAGCCATCAAATTGAGTCCAGTTCCATCCAAATAAGGATATGATGACCCCATATTTCACCTGTAAATAATAGACGAAAATGGATGCCATATC